ATGGGCAGAGCTTTGACGATTTCCTGAAAAATGGAAATCAGGCAGAGTTTGACCGCAGAGTGAATAAGGCGGTTGAAACAGCAGTCGGAAAAGCCCGTGAGAAATGGGAACTGCTGACGAACGATAAGCTGTCCGAAGCAGAAAAGCTCTCCAAAATGACAAAAGAGGAAAAAGCACAGTATCTGGCACAGAAGCACGAAAAGGAGCTTGCAGACCGGGAAGCAAGCATTACCAAACGGGAGCTTATGGCAGAAGCAAAAAATACCCTTACCGAGAAAAAGCTGCCACTTGGTCTGGCGGAAATTTTGAACTATACGGATGCGGAAAGCTGTAAATCCTCTATGGCAGCGGTCGAAAAAGCGTTTCAGGAAGCCGTGGAAGCTGCGGTAGAAGAAAAGCTGAAAGGCGGGAAACCGCCGAAAAAGGCAGGTGATCAGGGCGATGATCTGGCTGCGCAGGTTGAAAAAATTATGATGGGGTACTAACCCGGAAAGGAAAGGGAAATAAAGAATGGCAATTAACACATTAGCGACTGCAACACTGTTCCAGAAGACTCTGGATAAAGCTGCAGTGAGAGAAGCTGTAACCGGATGGATGGACGGAAACGCAGGACAGGTTAAGTACAGCGGCGGCGCGGAGATCAAGATTCCGAAGATGTCTGTGCAGGGGCTTGCGGATTACGACAGAGACAACGGCTACCAGCAGGGCGGCGTTACTCTGGAATACGAAACCAGGAAAATGACGCAGGACAGAGGAAGAATGTTCCAGCTTGACCCGATGGATGTCGACGAAAACAATTTTGTGACCACTGCAGCCGCAGTTATGGGGGAATTTCAGAGAACTTTTGTAATTCCGGAAATCGACGCATATCGTATTTCTAAAATTGCAACAGAAACAATTACCGCAAAGAAAGCGGGCATGATCGAATACGGCTATACCCCGGGCGCTGCAAGCACTTCTGCGCTGAGAAAACTGAAAGAGGGCATTAAGGCAGTAAGAGACCTGTATAATGGTCCTTTGGTATGCCACGCAACCCCTGACTTTATTATGGAGCTTGAGTTGGAACTTGCAGGAAAGATTACGTCGGTGACATTTGCTAAGGGCGGCATTGATACGCAGGTACCTTCTGTGGATGGCGTGCCGATCATTTCCACACCATCCAACCGGATGTACAGCGCTATTAAGATTCTGGACGGTAAGACTGTCGGGCAGGAAATTGGCGGTTACAAGAAAGGTGATGCTGCAAAAGACCTGAACTTCTTTCTCTGCCCCAGAACTACGCCGATTGCAGTTACCAAACAGGATGTGATGAGAATCTTTGATCCTATGACAAACCAGAAACTGAACGCATGGCAGATGGATTACAGACGATTCCATGACATCTGGGTGCTGGACAACAAACTGGACAGTATCTTCCTGAACATCAAAGACGCGGAGGGCTGATATGCGGCTGATCTTTAAAAATGTGGAGCGGGAAACCGATGATCCTGCAAGAATCCGGAAACTGAAAGCGGAAGGATACGAGGAAATGGACCCTGTACCGCAGGAAGAAAGCGAAGAGCAGACGGAAGCGCTGGAAGAAATGAGTGTTTCCGCGTTGCGTGCGCTGGCAAAAAGGAAAGGGCTGGATGGAACCTCTGGACTGAATAAAGAGGAACTTCTGGCAGTATTAAAGGATGTGATCTGATGGACAACATCGAAAAACTGCAGGTTCTTACCGGAGAAAAGGACGGCGTTATTTTGACCGTACTGCTGGAGGATGCAGAACAGTTTGTCCTGTCCTACACGAACAGAACACGGATGATCCCGCAGCTTGATAATACCGTCCGTGAACTGGCGCTGATTGCATATAACCGGCTCGGGACAGAAGGTGAGAGCAGCCGGAGCGCATCCGGCGAATCCTACAGCTTCGATAATGCACCGAAGCAAATATATGACATCCTGAACCGGTACAGGCTGGCAAGAGTAGGAGGACGGGTCTATGAGACTGAGACGGAACAGACTGATTGAATGCAATCACAGGCGTGCGATTCCGGTAAAAGATAAGGAGGGCGTGACCACGATCGAATATGGCACGCCGTCTTCTTTTTTTGCGGAAATGTGGGCAGGTGGCGGAAAGCTGCAGGCGGAACGTTACGGAATCCGTTTGCCGAACATCCGGAATTTACGCCTTGATGGAGACTATCGGGAGATTATGGAGAACGGAGAAGTACGGTACGAGTTTGATGACGGCTTCTCCGTGTCCGTGAACGACGGTATCTGTATTTATTCCGCGCCGGATCAGGAACCGGATTATAAAGTCGTGGCGGTTTATCCTTATGGACATCTTGTGTTGGAGGTGGAACGCAGATTTGAAGGTGGAATTTGAGGATCTGAGCAGGCAGATGTCTGAGTTATCCAGGCTTCCAGCCGGGTTGCGTGGAAGCATCGGTAGACAGATTGCACTTGTGCAGGCTTCAGCAAAAGAGGAAGCACCGGTAAGGCGTTTTGGAAGCGGCGGCGGTGAGCTGCGGCAGAGCATCCTGACACAAATGGAAATATACTCTGATCGGATGGTTGCGATCTGCTACACCAACAAAGAGTATGCGCCATATGTGGAGTTTGGTACGGGTCCAAACGGAGAAGCCCACCACGCCGGAATATCTCCTGATGTGCATCCGGTGTACAAACAGCGCGGTTGGGTGATACCGGCGGATGCAATGTCCGTGGAAGCGGCGCAGTCCTATGGCTTTGGAATTGCCAGAGACGGCGACAAGGTAATCGGATATTACACCAGAGGGCAGGCAGCGCGCCCGTTTATGTACCCGGCGTTGAAAAACAACGAGGGCGAGATTATCCGGCACCTGTCCGCCGATCTGAGAAAAGAGGTAAGGAAACTGTGAAAAATGTAAAAGACGAAGTGTTTGCGGCGCTGCAGGCGGTGTGCGACAACGTGTCAGATGTATACCCGACATCTTGGGTGGATCTTCCGGCGATCCAGTACACCGAAGAGGAAAACAGGGTATATGAGCGTACCGCAAACAAGGAAGATAAAGCATCTGTTCGTTACCGGATTGATATCTGGAATAGCGGGAGCACATCGGGGATGGCGCAGGCTGTAGATGCTGCCATTGCCGCGCTTGGGCTGGTGCGAACCGGCTGCAGCGATGTCCCGGATCCATCCGGCATGCGACATAAACAGATGCGTTATGAAGGTATCATTGACATGGATTCCGATATTGTGTATTGGAACGGTAACAATTATTAAAGGAGGAATGTGAAATGCTGGCAAATGGAGCAGCTTTAGGCTACAAAGAAACCAAAGAGGGAGCAAGCTATACAGACCTTGCAGGATTAAAGGAAATCCCTGAAATTGGTTCTGATCCTGAAAAAGTAGAAAACACTACCTTAAAGGACAAGGTAAAACAGTATGAAATGGGCATCGGTGATCCGGGCGATATGGTCTATAAGTTCAAGTACGACAACAGCTCGGCGGAAAGCTCTTACCGCAAATTCCGCGAAATGGAAGCATCGAAGAAAACCTATTATTTTGAGGAAACTGATCCGGATGGAACGAAAATTGAGTTTGCGGCACAGCCCTCTGTGAAAAGAACAGGCGGCGGCGTCAACGGCGTTATTGAGTTTGATGTAACGATGGCACTGCAGAGCGAACTTACATTCACCGATCCGGCGTAAAGGAGGGCAACATAAATGGACTTTTTTGGAAATACAACACCTGGTTCGCAGATGCCTATGCAGAATGAAACTTATCAGCCTACAGAAAATGCTGCGGTGCAGGAAGAAAAGAAAGCGCCGCAGAGAAATCCTTTTGCAATCTGGGAGGTCGGTGGAGAGACTTACAGGTTAAAGCTGCAGACTGCAGGTGTCAAAGAGCTGGAAGCGAAATATAAAGGCTCCATCATGGAGCTGATGTCGTTCAAGGGTGGGATGCCACCGCTGACCGTTATGTTGGATGTTGCACACACGGCGATGAAGCCGTGGACGCATAAGGTATCTGCAAAGGATATGGAGTCCCTGTATGACAAATACGAGCAGGAAGGCGGCGACCTGCTGAGCTTCTTTACCAACGTATACCTGGATGTATTCCTGGTGAGCGGTTTTTTATCGAAATCGGTGGCAGCGGAAATGTCCGAGTCACTGGCGGAAATGCGCAAAGAACTGTAAGCGAGTTACTGGACGAGTTGTATCCGAAGTTTCTGGACATGGGATACAGCCCGTCTTTTTTCTGGGAATGCAGTCTTGCTGAGGTAGTTGATCTGTTCGATTCCTATCGCAGACGCGAAGATCGACGGCAGAAAGAAAAAGACGAAGCATTTAAGGTGCGGGCTTTGAGCCTTCAGGTATTAGCGTTGCAGATCAGGGATGCGGTGTGGGGAGAAAAAGACAGCGATTTCCGTACAGTACAACATTTTTACCCTACATTATTCCCGGAAACAGAAAAAGTAGATCGAGAATTGATAAAACGAAACGAAAGAATGCGCAGATTTGCGGAGGAGCATAACCGACTCTGGCAGCAGGCGCACAGCGGAAAGGAGGAAAGCTGATGTCAGGGACGACACTGGAACGCCTGCAGGTAATTATCGAGGCGAGTGCAACCAAATACAAAAAAGAAATGGATGCAGTTGCTCAGAAAACCCAGAAAGCAGAAGCGATCGTTGACCGCTGTATGTCCCGCGTGAACAGCATCGTCGGGAAGGCGAACACGGGGAACGCTGGGAAGACAGTAGACAACCTTACCGCGAAGTTAAAGCGGCAGCAGGAAGCGGTCGACCAGCAGGGCTTTAAAATCGACAACCTGCGGCGGAAGCTGCTTGATTTACAGTCTGGAAACGCCAGAAATGCAACCATTGCAAATCTGGAAGCGCAGTTGAAGGCGGCAGAAAAAGAGTTTGCAGCGGTAGACAAACAGATGCAGCCGCTACTGGATAAGCTCTCTGATTTACGAGATCAGGAGGCTATGGGGCTTACCCCATATGGATTACAGGAAGTCGAAAAACAAATTGACGCCCTGAATCCGGAATACGATGAACTGGAAGATAAGGTACTGTCTTTACAGAATCGTCTCGAAACTGCCCGGATGAATCCGGAAAGCACCGCAGAAGTGCAAAAGCTGAACGGGGAACTGCAGCTTGCCAACGAGAAGTTGGAACGACTGACCGGCGAGGCAGCACAGACGCAGGAACAGCTGGATGCTGCCGGAAAAGCGACTGAAAAAGGCAACGGCTTCGAAAAATGGCGGAACGGGTTGCAGAAAGTATCTGGGTTGTTGTCCAGAGTGGATGCAAAAATCAGCGGAATTATCGGCGGATTTACCAAGACCAAACGCCGGATTGATAGCTGCAGTGCAAGTACGGGAAACTTATCCAGGCATGTGAGCAGGATCACGAATCTGCTTCGGTTTTCCATCCTGTCGCGGGCATTTTCTGGCGTGTTTAGCGGATTGGGAAGTGGATTTCAAAATCTTGCACAGTACAGCAACGAAGCCAACGTGGCGTTATCCGGTTTGTGGTCTGCATTGGGGCAGTTGCAAAATGCGGTCGCAGCGGCAGCAGCACCTTTGCTGGAAGCGCTTGCCCCGGCTCTGATTAAGATCATCGAACTTGCAACGATGGCGGTAACGGCGATCGGACAGCTGTTCGCAGCACTGACCGGAAAAGGCACTGTCATAAAGGCAACGAATGCCTATAAAGACTATGCAGCGAGCCTGAAAAAGACGGGTGCAGCTGCGAAAGATGCCACACTCGGAATCGACGAGCTGAATGTGATCCAGAAGCAATCTGGTTCTGGAGCATCCGGCGGGCTGAATCCGGGCGACATGTTCGAAGAAGTTCCAATCGAAAACAAGTACAAAGACATGGCGGGCAAGATCAAAGATTTCTTTTCGAAATTATTTGCACCTCTGAAAGAAGCATGGAACCGGGAAGGTCAGTTCGTAATGGATTCCTGGAAGTATGCGTTGGATGAGGTCAAAAAGCTGGTGCAGGACATCGGACGAGATTTTCTGACGATGTGGAACCAGGAAGCCACAATCGCCATGTTTGCGGATATCCTGCATATTATCGGGGATATCGGTCTGGTGGTCGGAAATCTGGCGAAAAATTTCCGCGAAGCGTGGAAC